AACAGGATGTCATCTACTTTAAAAGATAACGCTTCTCCTTCTTCTAATACGGGAAGAACCAGCCATGTATTTTCATCTACCGTAATGAATTGCTCAATGACGCATCCTCCGCCCGGACTGATTATCTGCCGACCTTTTAATACTATCGCTCTATTATACCGGAGCTCAGGAACGGATAAGAAACCACGTAAAACAAGCCCCCTCGCTTCAATGTCACCGTTTTCGTCAATGATAGCTCCACTTATACCAGGCGTAAAGTTTCCAAAACTAGCGCCTTTTTTAAATAAAGAAAGCGCATGCGCTATAATTCCGCGCAAAAACGTAATGACACCGGATGCGGTATCATCGTTTTTCTTGCTGATATAAAGTTCTTCGATTTTCTTTAATGCAACTTCTATCGCTGCATCTATCTCCTTTAAAGTGCGCTTTGAAGAAAGCGTATTATCATCGGTTAATTCCGTGGTTGTATCCGATTCGGCAATGATACGCGAACGGATCTCTAACAGCGTCCGGAGCGATGACAGTACGTTGCTATCGGTAAACGACTTTGTGTCGGTAGCCTTTACAATGTCAACCGAAGCATCTCCACCGCCTCCGCCGTTAACAGTAACGCCGCCGGTTGTCCGGGTGATAACAGCCCCGGCCGGATAGTTCTTTGACCGGGGCTTTGCGGGTATGGATGTAGTTTTAATATCTACCATTTTCAATCATCTTACAATTAAACTGATTCATCGCGAAGTCAATTGTACCGCCCGTGATCGTAAACCGTTTGTTTGGCTGAAACTTATCGGTTATAGTTGTGATAGGCGTAATTGCTTCGTCATCTACCAGTATTTGCGTAAGCTTGAATTTGGTAGCTCCGTACTGATTAATAATGCGCCGGATCAAATGCTCTTCCGGCCGGACTAATTTCTGTTCAATAGAAGAATAGAGATTGTCGGTTAGGTAGTTATCGCCTAACATTACTTTGCTGTAGCACGCACCGTCATTATTGTAACTGGATATTTTAAATTCGATTTCGTCCAATTCGTTAATGTAATCTTCATTCACGACGTTTTCATAATAGCGGTCTATGCTGCTGTTAGATATAAGCTTTTCGTCATCTGGTTTTTGATATACGATCTTAAAGTCTTTCACAAGAACCCCGCCGGCACTGAAATTTTTTCCGACGGGCATCAATAGAGTAAACTCAAAATCACCTTGCAAAACTCTATCAATGGAGACTATCACACCGCTTATTCCAGTATAAGGCATTGATAACGTTTTTTGGTTTTCTATTGAGACATAATCTTGCTTTGCTTCAACTCTCTCAGGTTTCAATTTAAATGCGTATTCTGGATTTTGCGCCCATGTATTTTTTTGCCCTGCATCTGGCCTGAGACTTCCATAATACATATCACCAATACGTATTTGTGCATAAAGAACATCTGAAACAGAACTATTATCCCATGGTATCATATCATCAGAATTAATAAACTTATAGCTCCCTGATATACAAAATATTCCGTTTGAGTATATAGCAGAAGCGCCTTTGGTGGTCATTACTTTGCACGTACTTAGTGGCCCGGCTTCATAACGTTCTTTAGTCCTTCTTATTTGAATTACGTTTGTAAATGAATAGTCGGTTATTTCAGGAATCCAATTGCCATTTAAATCCTTATTTTGTTTATATGTGCAATATTTCATGGGAATAGCCCCTTCAAATGTGTGTGCTATATCTTTGTATTTTTGCAAATCATCAACTTTTATCGTTAGACCTTCTTTGAATACTATCGTTTCCCACTGATTAGGGATAAGAAACACCCTGTGGCAAACTTGATTTTTATCATTTGCATTATCGAGCACTTTTAAAATTTGCATTTCTTCAAATCGCTCTTCTGGTAATAAATTTCCTACCGGATAATTACTGTTTTTTACAATAGCTTTATTGTAACCTCCCAGAATATCGAGTGTATGATCCGCACCGCTAAAGCCGATATTTTGCACACTAACAACATTTCCTGATTCAAATGTATAAGATGAAAAATTAGGAACATATTTATAATAGTCTCCACGGTGATCTACGTCTACAAAGTATAATGCACCTTTGTAGTCAACGCAAGTCCAGTTCAGGAACTTGCATAGTTCTTCAATCACCTCTTTTAGAGTCATGGGTTTATCATCTTCATCGAAGAAGTTTTGTTCACTAATTGTCATGCTCTGTAAGATGTTTGTATTTGCATCATAATCTGCCAAATTTTTAGCGTAAACATGTGGAATATATATAGCCGAATAAGAACCGCGAGACTCGGAGACGCAACGTGTCAATAATTCCCACAGTGAAATAAATCCTTTGTCCGTTTCGTTTTTTAATTTATAGTTGATATGCTCTAATGTATTCATTGCAGATACGCACTGAACTTCTAAATCAAATTTGTTGGAAGTGTAATCCTGAGTATATAATTCAGGGGTAACGAATCCAGTCCAAACAATTTTATTACCTTGCTTAAAGTTAACGCGGTACTGCTGATATCCGGTCGAGTATAGGCTTTGCAAGTAGTCGTTTCCTACAACTCTAATAGTAGCTGTAGAAAAACGGGTAGGAACATAAAGAAAGTCATCATCCGCAATTTCTACAGAAAAAGGAGCGTCGCCGCTCCCTGTTAACTCAGCAACTCGCCCTGTATAGCCTTCTTTCTGTATTTCTACCGTATAGTTATCTTCTTCTTTCCGTGATCGAAAGTATAGTGTATATATTGTGCCGTAATTCATCATAATTTTTTTCCTGTTTTCTTCATGTAGTTTTTTAGTTGTAAAAAAATGGTATCGCCTCTTAGTATCCAGTCGCCAGATACATCAATTCTGCGATCATTCTCAGAGGGTGAGATTATGCCCGCCAGATGACCGGAAGGTAGTGAAATGTTGGGGTGGCTAATATTCAATCCGGTATTGAGCATTTTAAATAAGTTCGCTTGTTGTGAACCATTCAAAATCATTTCACCACTATTTAGCATTGCAGGAACTTTATCACCTGCAAACGAATTTCCAGGAACGATACCGCCGTTTGCAAATTTGGGAATACTTGCCATTGCGGCAATTATCGCTGCAACCCCAGCAACCCCCATTGC